ATGAAATAGAAAAATATTTAGATAAATTAAGTAAATCAGAAGTTATTAGAAAGGGTGAAGGTGGAATGTATATTATGCCTATTATAGATAATCCTGAAGTTGTTAATTTATTAAAAAATAATGCTGCAAGGTATGAAGTAGAATATATAGAGAAAGGGGAAATAAAAACTGAAAGTTATACTAATTATGAAGAAGTAGTTAAATTTGTAAATGAAAAATCAGTTCAATTTTTCTGTGGTCTATCTGAATTATTAGAAATTAAAACAGGTACAACAGGTCTATTAGATGCACCGAGAAGAGTAGCACAACATGGAAAGCGAGGGGGTGGTTCTTCTTTACCTTATCTCGGTGGTATAACAAGAAGAATAGTACCTAAAATTGCAGAAATAGATGTGGAAAGAAAATTAAAGTTTAGTTCTATAATTCAAGTAATAGAAGATTATTATAATAAACCACTAACTAATCCTGAAATGCTATTTGAAGATGATAGACCAAGTTTTTATTTCGATAAGTGTTTCAAAGATTTCCCTGAAATTTTAGAAAGTAGTGCAACAATGTTAGCAAGAAAAGCAATTAAAATGGATGCAAAGCCTATTTTAGAACCAATAGATTATAAAAATATAAAACGATTGGTTGATATAATTAGGCGTGACCAAGATGTAGAATATGGTCCGACATTAATAAGGTTATTTGAATCAGCATCAGAATCTTATGTTAATTTATGGTCGGGTGTTTCTATTACTTCAAAAGAAGGAACTAAACCAATAAGAAATTTAACTACAAAGGTTGATACTGTTTTAGGTGATGTACTATATGAAATTGCTAAAGAATCTTTATCTGAAAATGAAATTGAAGGTGAAGTATTTGCAGATAGACCTTTAAAGTATTGGAAAGAACAACAAGATAATAATAACTACCAATTAGATAATCCTTTAATTTTACTTGAATCACCTGAATGGAAAGATACAATTGAAACAACAACAGTTAGAGGAATGAAATCAAATTATATAGCCTTAATTAATACACTTAAAGAAGGTAGTCCTAAACTATCTGGTCCGATTACTGATGCTTTATTACAAGCAACAGATATTATTAGAAAAATGTCAGATAAAAAAACATTCTATTCTAATTTAGATTATGGAGATATTAACGACATATCTTATGCTATTAATGTAGTACATAGAAACTATAATGTTGATATTTATGGAATAGACATTTATAATATACTAAAATCACAATCATCTTTTAATGATATATCAGATAAATTTGGTCTTTCAGAAGATATTGTATATACAATTAAGGCTTTGTTTAGGTGATATACATGGATGATTTTTTAACTGAAATGGATTTAAAAATGTCTAAGGGTAATTTCCCTTATTTTTTTGAAAAGGTATTAGGTTATGAATTAGCAGACTTTCACGAAGAATGGTTAGACCTTGTATATAATACAGATAGAACTGTTATTATTTGTAGTCGTGACCACGGTAAATCAGTTTTTTTCCATTCATGGTGTGTTTATCAATTATGTTTTCAAGAACCCCCTTATCAAATATTATACATATCTTCTAACCATAAACAGACAATGGTACATATGAAAGATATTGATAGAATGTTCACTAATGTTCCACAATTAAAAAGATTCAAACCGAGAGGTGGATGGGCAGTTGGCGCTATGCGTTTAACAAATGGTAATGAAATACTTGAGCGTTCAGTTGGTTCTCAAATTCGTGGTCTACACCCTCAAGAAATTATTATTGACGACCCGTTAAAAGAGTTTAGTGTAGCGGCAATTCAAAGGGTTACTGATTGGTTTTGGGGAGATATGATTCCTACACTTCACCATACGGCCGCATTAAGAATGGTAGGAACTCCATTTACATATACCGACATATTCGTACAGTTAGAAGAAAATCCAGCATATAATGTTTCAAGATACCCTGCTATTAGACAAGACGGGAAAGCACTATGGCCTTCAAGATGGGATTTAGAAAAATTAGAAGCAAGGAAAGTAGAAATTGGGTCTATGAAATTCACAAGGGAATACCTATGTGTTCCTATCAGCACAAATACCATGTTATTTGCACCTGAACATATTAAAGCGTGTAAAAACGAATATGCTTCGCTGGAGAGCGTTGCGAGAGAAGGGTATAGGTATTACATAGGTTATGACCCTGCTATTTCAGCAAATGGTGACTATACAGTAATGATGGTTTTAGAAGTAGATGAGGACATGAATAAGCAAGTAGTACATATGTTTAGGGCTAAAGGGTTAGACTTTAGAGAACATATACAGCACATTATGGAATTGTGTAGAAGGTATCAACCAGAAATTGTAATGATAGAAACTAATACATTTGCTAAAGCCTTTGCTATGGAATTGAAAAATATATCCGATTTTCCTGTAAAGGAATTTACTATGAGTAGAAAAAAGAAGGAGGAAATAATTCTTAATTTACAAATGAATATTGACAATCATAAAATTGTTTTACCTATGCAAAATGAAAACTCTAAATCTGTAACTAATTTAATAGTACAGGAATTGGGTGCTTTTGGTATAAATGCAAATGGTAAAATTGAAGGTGTTGGCGCACATGATGATATAGTAATAGCACTTGCATTAGCAAATTACGCAACAAAAACATTTAGCGACACCTTTTTAGATATTGATAGTGTAGGGCTATTTGACTCAGGTACTCAAACTAAGTCTATGGGAAGTGTTTATCATGGTATTAATTTATAAAAATAAAGTAGATGTAGAAGAGTTGGAGGAAAACCTCCAAGAAATTAAAAGAGTTGAAGAACAAAAAGAAATGTTAGATAATTCAATTAAACCTATTAAAGAAAATATTAAACAAGAGTTTTCTAAAGAAGATATTTCAAAGTGGATTACTACACAGTATGGTAATGAAGTAGATATTCTAAAAGAAATTTCTAAAAAAATGAATATTAATTTAACAGAAGCATCTGACTTTATTAAACAATTACCTGTTGAACCAATAGTAGGAGATAAGAATATACCAGATTTAGTTAAAGATTTGAGAAAAATGAAAAGAAAACTTAAAGGTGAATCTAAAATTAAATTAGATAAAGGAATTAATCATTTAATTACAGCCTATGAAGATTATATTCAAAAATCTTTAGATACAATTTATTGGTTGAAACCTTATCAAGAAGGGTTTAGAAAGGTTGGTTTTAACCCAAAACATATTCAAAAGTTACACAATATAAAAGATGGTGAAACAAGAGGAAAGTTAATTGATTTAGTATGTAAAGTATGGGAAAGTGATTTAGAGAAAAAAACTTTAGATTATGGTACAGAATATTCTAATAATAGTATTATATTTAAAGATAGTAAAAAAGAAATTAAAAATATTTTAAGAAATATACCACATCAATCTATTAGAAAAACTAAAAAAGAAATGATACAGAAAAGTATTAGAGAAATACTTTGTAATAATCAAGGTCTTTCTGCTAATGAATTACACGCAAGACTAAATGATAGCCAAGCAAAAATATCTACACCACAATCAATATCTAAAATGTTAAGAAAGATGGAGGCTACTAAAGTAAATAATAGTTATTATTTAGTTAAGAATATAATTAAGAAGGATTTGTATTCTTATGTTGCTGGTTTTATTGATTCAGATGGCTATATTACTATGGATGCTTCATTAGCACCAAGAGTAGGTATGATTGCAACAGGTGATAGAGGTAGAGCATTTTTTACTGAATTAGAGTCTGAATTAAAATGTGGTAGATTACATTTAGACCAAAAGGTAGGAGAAAATAGTAGAAGCCAACATAGATTAAACTTTTACAGTCAAGGAGATATAGAAACAATCTTAAACAAGTGCTTGCCACACCTTAGAATGAAGCAGGCACAAGGCAATCTTCTTCTTGAAGCAATTAGAATTAAGAAAAATTATAAGAAAGAAGAATGGGCTAAACCAAGACTAAATGAAATATTTAAGTTGATGAAATATGAGAATTGGAAAGATTCAAGAGGTCAAGGTTCAAGAGAATTTGAAAAGTATGGTATTGACCCTGAAGTAGTAGTTAAATACCATGATAATTGTAAGATGCAATTGATGGATAGTATAGAAAGTGGGGTGGAGTAATGGGATTAAGAGATTACTTGGGAAAGTTCATTAAAAGACGAACACCCACCCCCATGAATAAAGATGTATATAATTTAGGCATACAAGAAAAAAGAAATGTACAACATATTGTTGGACCTGTTTTATATGATGTTGCTAAACAATCTACTATCGTTAGAACTTGTACTACTCAATTAAAAACTGAAATATTTAGAAGAGGTTTTAAGTGGGAAAAAGCATTCTTTCAAAAATGTGCATCATGTTCACAAACCTTTGAAAAAAATGTAGATGTATGTCCTCACTGTAATTCAACTGATTTTATTACACCTTCTAATGAACAAAAAGCATACGCAGATAAGTTTTTTGATGGTTATGTTAATGGTTCTGAACAAAAACTAATTGATGTTTTGAAGGAATTAGAAGATGATTTGAATATTGCTGATGATGCTTATATGATATTAGTTAAAGAATATTACTTAGATGATAAAAATAATATTGCTTTACAAAAGGTAAAAGAAATGTATAGGGGCGACCCATTAACTATGTACATTGATGTTGATGAAGATGGAGAAAGAGGTAAAGGACATTACACTTGTGTTACACATAGAGAAGTTTATGATTCAGACCCGTTAGCAAAATGTCCTGAATGTGGAAGTAAATTGCAACCTGTTCATTATATTAATAGGGTACACGGTCAAGACCAATATTACATTAAAGGAGAAGTAATGCATTTAAGTAAATATAATCCTACTCGCCTTTATGGTTTTTCTCCTATTCTAACTCTATGGAGTCATATTACTACTCTAATTGCTATGGAAAATTACATTAATACATCTTATACCAAAGCAAGAGCACCAAGAGGAATACTTGCAGTACAAACAAACAATATGGAATCACTTGTAAAGTATTGGAAAGGTGTAAAAGAAAAGTTAGAAAAAGACCCACACTACATTCCTATTATGGGTATTGAAACAGAAGGCGGTCAAAGAGGTTCTGTTGAATGGATTCAGTTTATGAATACATTAAAGGAAATGGATTACATAAATGTAAAGGATGATTTAAGAGATAGAATTGGTGCTTTCTATGGTGTTAGTAAAATCTTTCAAGGTGATACATCAACAAGTGGTGGATTAAATAATGAAGGTATGCAAATACTTGTAACTAATAGAACAGTGGAGTTAGCACAAAATGTTTATAATCAATATCTATTCCCATTCCTTATGAGGCAGTTTGGAATATCTGATTGGGAGATTACACTATTGCGTTCTGAAGAAGAAGATTTAACTGCTGAATTGAGAAGAAGAGAAATTGAAATTAATCTTGCTACACAAATTAAAAACTTAGGATTTGAAGTTGATATGGATGAAGATGGTAACTTTATTTATTCTAAGCCTCAACCTAAAGAAGATAAAAAATCTATGGGTTCAGGACAAGAAGATGCACCATTAGAAACTGACCCATATGCAGGAACAGATATTGATGCAAGTCAATTAGGACAAATGCAAGAACAAGCATTATTAGGTGGACAAGGTGGAGGACAAACAAGAAATAAACCTTCTATGAGTGTCGGTCCACCACAAAGAAATACAGGATTACCGAAAGAAGCAGCAAATAATAATGTTGATAGAAGAACAGAAAGAAGAGTTGGTTAAAAATGAATAATGATATAATAAATAGAAAATTAGAAGCAGCAAAGAAACAAATTGCTGCTATGCAAAACAAAATAAATAAACCTGAAAGAGTAGAAAAGCAAACAGTTAATACCATTCCAGCAGGTGTTCCAGAACATCCTCCAGAAAATAAAGGTACTAACGAGCAAACCATTCCCGGATTTATTACAGGTGGACCAAGAATAAATAAGAAAATGAAGGAAGTTTAAAT